AAAATGTCGTTAACGAATCGAACACAAGAAATGTAAATCAAAATGTCGTTAACGAATCGAACACAAGAAATGTAAATCAAAATGTCGTTAACGAATCGAACACAAGAAATGTAAATCAAAATAACAATAACCGTTTCATTTCTAATAACTCAAACTCTAATGTGTTCATGACTTCTAATGATTCGAACGAAACAAATATTATAAACAACGATAATAATAAAACACAAAAATCCAACGAAACGATAATCGAACATAATAGACAGCAAATATTTTCACCAAACTATACATTTTTTAACAAAGAATTATTTTATACTATAGATCCATCAAACAATGAATCCATTTCTGAAATAAAAAACATGACATTTAATCAAATGAAAACTAGAATGGTGAATAAGATTCAAGCAAGAACAATATTAAACAATAAAGAAAATAAAGTATTAATACCTGCTTTTGCAGATGGGGGAATGGTAAATGGACCAAATCTAATAATTGCTGGAGAAAAAAATCCAGAAATGATTGTTCCAGTTAAACCTAAAAACTCAACTCAAACTATGAAGGCCGATTCTAAAACATTTTTAGAGGGTGGAAATGTTACTCAAAAAATAGATTCTTATCCAAATGATGCTAATGCATCAAAAGCAATAGAAAAAAATATGGTATTAAAGACAACACCCAGCACAAAAGAACAGTTAGATATTGAAGAATTAAGTAGTAGTGATGCTATAAGATATCCAAAAAAATCAACTGCACTTAATACTTCCCAACAATTTTTTGATGAAAAAAATAGTGATCAAATAATAGCAAGAACGAAGCAGCTAAAAGAGGGAATGGTTGATTTCACACTTAAAAATGAAAACACTTTCGTGGATGATATCAAACAAAATCCTGTTTGGAGAACAATGCACATGTAAAAAGAAACAACCCCGAGGCCTTCGGGGTTGTCGGACCGGAGATGCTATCTCTGGTGGGGTTAGTCGTCAGCGAGCTTCTTGAAATATTCAAGAGCATCGGTCGAGTCATCTGACTCTTCCTCAACCGGGGGCTTCTTGGTCTTGGTAGACCCACCCCATTGCTTTTCAGCAATCTCCTCTTCTTCAACATCCTCTGCGGTTCGTTGACCCATTGGAGCCTTACCGCGAATGTCACCCTTTAGAACGCTTTCCAACTTAGTCTTAAGTTCTTCGTAAGACTTGAAGTTAGAAGGATCTGTGAATTCCTTAAGAGCATTCTGACTGTTCCAGATCTTTTCTAGTTCTGCATCTGCACCACCGAGTAGAGCAGATGGTGAATCAAACTCGCTCTTGTCGTAGTTGACATACCCGCCAACATTACGAACCTTGAGCTTAAAGTTTGCACCAGTCCAGAAATTAAATGGATCAATTGGTTCTTCGTCCTTGAATTCAGGTTGCATTGCCTCCTGAATCTTCTCAAAGATCTTTTGACCATACTTGAACAGGAACACCTTTCCTTCATTCTGAGGATTAGCAGGATCACTAATCACATAGATGTTAGAGATGTAGTTCAACTTACGCTTACGCTGCCGTGCAAGATCCTTATCGCTATCCATTCCACTCTTCCAGAGTAGACTATTCATTTCTGAAACTGGATCTTGCTTTCCAAGGGTAGTGAGTGAATTCTCAATGTACCACCCACCCGGACCTTGGAATGCGTGGGAATAGAGCTTGACCCACGGAACATCCTCACCATCTACCGTTGGGAGGAAACGAATAATGGCAAAACCGTTCTTTGCCTTATCCAGTGTAGGACGCCAGAAACGCTCGTCCTTATAATCCTTCTTGCCACCTTCTTCTTCTGCAAACTTCTTGACTAGAACATCAATACTAGTCTTTGACTTCTTCTTAAAATCGCTAAATGAACTCATTTAAATCTCCTTCCCGAAGTTCTCCTTCGGACTAAACTTTCGGTGGGAACTCCCCACCACTGACAAAACAAGTATACCACAACCCCTCGTGCCGTTCAAGCAAAGGGTAGTGAATTCTTTTTTCTTGGCAAAAGATTTAATCTTTGTCCCTCTTCTTGAAGTTTTTCAACTATTGGTTGAGATAATAATTTAGACGAAACACTTATATCAATAGAATTTTCTTCTAATGTATAAATAATTGCATCCATATAGGAACAGTTCTTTTCTTTTACTCTATTTTCGACTTTCTTAGAAAAGTCTTCTTTGGTTAGTTCAATAAACATATGTTATCTTTCTATTTATATTACCATTATACATAGTTCTTAGAAGGAATCAAGATGCCATACACATTAGATAATATATTAATTACAACAGCAACCGGGGATGCGTATCTAGCAACTGACTGGGGAACTAGTGGAACCGGATTTACCCAATCACATGTCCCAATATCAAAACTAGCTTATGGTGACCAAAACACCACAACAAGAGTTACTTCTGCAAATCCCCTACCAACATACTTGTATGGATCTACTGGAAATTCTGTTTCTATTACTGGGTATATTAGTGGTTCAAGTAATCCAATAGAAATAATAAACGATATCGGAACATATTTACAAATTGCAGGAACGACATTCTCCAATACATTAGTTGGTATAACCGGAACCATACAAGGATTTACTAATGCATATCCTGTTGGAATTACCGGAACAATCTCTATTGGTAATAGAGTAGCAGTATATGGTATCTCTGGTGCAACTGCTATTGGTATCACCGGGGGCAGATTTTTAAATAAAAACACCGATACAATTACCGTACATGGAAATGTTGGAATTAGCGGAGGACTAAATTTAACATCCGCTACTGATAGCATTGCTGTCTATGGTGCAGATTATGGCGAGAAGGTTTTAACTAGACTATATGCATCAGATGGAGCAACCATCGGTTATAATTCTGATGCTTTAAAGGTATATTTAACAAATTCGGGAATAACCTTCAATGTTACAGTTTCTCCAACCATCGGAGTAACCAATGAGGGAACTGCTGGATTGATGGTAAGAGGAACAGGAAAGACCGCTGATTATCCCGTAATAGTTAAAGGACAAGCAGCAAACGGTTCAATAGAAATTACGAGTTCCAGTAATTTACCAGTTACCGTCCAAAACGGTTCGCTGGTTATAGATGACGCCGACATCTTAACAGCACTAGGAAAGAATGGTGATCTATACACTTCACTTAGTGCTCTCAGAACAAATACAAGTGCGATTACTTCAATCAGTGAAAAGATTTCTTCTGGAGTAATTTCTGTTAAGATTACAGAAAATGTAAAACCATCAGCGGTAAGAAGTGGCAAAAAGAGCGCAACAACAAGCGCATCTCAATTATTATCAACTAATGTCAAATTGAATTCCGGTGTTCATATTAAATCTTTAGGTTCAAATACGGACATAGTTTATATTGGTTCCAGTTCTTTAAATAGTGCAGGGACAGATGGATATCCACTAGAACCAGGAGAATCGATCTTCATAGAAATAAACAATCTGTCTAACATATATGTAAGATCGGTTACAGGAACTCAATCAATTCATTATGTAGCAACATAATATGAATCCCTCGTTCAATAAACAAAGAAAAGTTGTAGGCAAACAACTTAAAAAAGAAACAAAGAAAAATTCTTCTGTTATTCTTTGTAGAACTGCATTATTATATGGATTAGTATATAAAGATTTAGTAAGCGCAGATAGCAGCACAAAGTCTGGATTAACTGTAACTCCAAATGTTGTTTTCAACGATGATCAAACAGAAGTATTTTTTGATTTTTCTGATTTTAAAAATGTATCAACAACTCCGACAGAATTTAATAAATTTTGGAAAAGAATATCCGTTGGTCAAAATTTTACTGTTTCAAATGCAGAATTATTTAACGAAGAATATCAAAAAAAATATGATTTATCCGGAACATATGAAATCCAAGAAATAGGGGATCAAATCATAAAGGCATCTGTTATTAGTGTTGCTTCTAAAAACATAGGTGTAACTTTATACTCAAAAATGGAATTTCTCAATACCCCAACATTTGAGATTACTATCACGGATAATGTAAATAAAGAAACTAATACTACAATTATAGTTAATACATTTGGTGCCAATTCAAAAAATTCATTTACATATCTTGGTGCTCAAGTGGGGGACTTTATTTCAATGCAAGAAAAAGATGAAACCTTTCAAATATTGGATATAAAAATAGATAAAGAAGGTAAAGAACTTATAAAAATAAAAGGTGATATCTCCGATGAAGACAGAGATACCACCAAAACTTTTGTTAAATTATATGTTAAAACTAAACCAAATGTGGAATATCCTATGGTTAATTTACAAAATCAAGGAGCAGTTGGTTCATGTGAAGAAAATCAAAATGGAATTATTATAAGTTGCTTTGAAAACCAAACAAAAGATCAATGCTCACAAAGAAAAACATCAAACAAAACAAAAATATCTTTTTCTGAAGGGAAAAATTGTTCTAATAATCCTTTATTCATTGCAAATAAAGAAGAGACTGTATCTACTGCATCCCCTGCTACTCTTCAGAGAGATGAAATTATTGCAAAATTATTAAAACAAGCATCTAATAATTTTGGAAGAACAAGTTCTGGTAAAATATTTTAAATCTTCTTAGCAGTCTTGACCTTGGTGGTCTTCTTGGGAAGTCTATCTTCTACAGATTCAACCATATCACGAATGCCGCGAATTTGAATCTCCTGTGACTTACTTCTGTGCTTTAGATCTTCATATGCATGCTTATAGTAGAAGTCATGATCGTTATATGTATCGATTTCTTCCCTGAAGGCATACCTCTCATGTGGTAGTAGAATACTTGCAAAGGTATTCATTAGTGTTGCATATAGAACACAAAGAATGAGAATAGTCTCATTACCACCCAGATACGCTCCCGCACCAATTCCAATAGCACCGCACGACATAATATTCAAAATTCTAATCTTATTCATATAGTTTCCTTTCATTGTCTGACAAAAGTTCAAATCCCGTATCCGTAGTGTACCAAATATCATCGAACATTTCAATACACCAAGGAAGACAATGCTTGCATGGTTTGGAGTTACGCAACTGCTCAAACCTATTCATTCTTATATTTACTAGTTTAAGTTTCCTAAGATCTTTCTTATACTTCTTAGGAAGTTTATTGAAAGCATCCAATTCGGAATGAACGCAACCAATAATATAACCGTACTTATTTGCTAGTGGATGTGTCTTGAAGACATTAGTTCCAATTGAAACTAGTTTATTCTTGTGATAAATCAAACTGACATGCTTCTTTTGTCGTTGAAGACCCAAACAAATTGGTTTGGCATCACGAAGAATATTATTGAAATCAAAATTCATAATAAACATTTCCGACAGGACTTGAACCTGTAACCTATAGCTTAGAAGGCTATTGCTCTATCCAGTTGAGCTACGGAAACAAATATAGACATAGTATACTGCACACTATGTCTATAGTCAAGTCTTTAGATTATTAAACTGTAAGTTTCAGATCTGCCGGATTGACGACACTCTTTGATGGCGGCACAAAGAGACCACCAACAATCACGGTCGTGTAATGATCTTCAAGTTCCTTCTGTGGGGGAACCGTAAAGACTACATGCTTATTTGGAATGGTGATCCCAACATCCTTGAATTCGGCGTAAGGTAGCCACTTTGCAAACATAAGCTTGCCTTCTGGAGTTGGCAGAAGAACTGCTGGATCCTTCAGATTTACGCTATCTCCATCATTAACGGAGGTAACATTTGCAATGATTTCTTCACCACTAACTAGACGAACAATTTGAATATTTGACATAATATCTCCTTAATTATCACACTGACAACAACGACCCATAATCCTATCCCAAAGAGAGCACTTTGGTGGCTTATCAACTGGCCAACATTGACCAGTAATATCTTCTAATTGATATGCGTTTTTGACATCAATCGCGCGGGATGATGCTTCTATAAATTCATCTTCTGTGAAAAGAAGATCTATGCATCTACCATCAATTACTTTCTTTACATGAATATATTCGTTACTCATAAAAACATCCTTTATAATGGAGGCCGGGGGAGTCGAACCCCCGTGTATCTCATACTTATGTATAAGCATCTACATGATTAGTTTCTTTTCGTATAGCAGGACTTGTAAGGTAAGAAACAAACTTACAATCTGCTTTGACCATTTATTTCGATCCGTTTACTGGTCACTCACGGTCTATCAGATTTTGAGAAGTCAGGAGTTATCTGAGTAGTTCCTGTACCCTCTTGACGGTCCTAATGAATTAAGGATCGACTGTTTCTCAAGCAGCCATTGCAAATGCACGAGTGTTGGCATTTGTGGTTTGGTTGTTTTTAACGAAGCCATCAACCATCTTCGTCATGCTTCTTTACATTTGTCTAAGATATCGAATCCGATTGGCCCCCTTAGTCTTTCGTATGAACCTTTATTTTACCATCTGACACAGTATATTTCAAGCCCGGTCTTTCAATAATTCCACCTTGTCTTCCGACCTCAATCTGACCGATTGTTTTTGCGTTTCCTCTGCCCTTTGGTACGCTTGAGATATTAATTGCACCACCTACAACTGAGCCAAAATTGCCGGATATTTGTCTGCTATTGCCTTTTGGACCAACCAAATGGAAAGATCCCTGATGACGAACAATGTGGTGTTCCTCTCCAGGTGATCCTTCTTCGGTTCTTAATACAACCGAGACAATTCCGCCATCTTTTAGACCTTTAAGAGTTTTAAGTTCTCCCTCGTATCGTTTTGCGTGTTGACCGGCCTTTTCGCCTCTTGATGCGGCCGCTTCCTTCTTTTTTTCTTTATTTTCTCTTTCCTTGGCGGCCTTTTTTCGTCGGATATGAGTGTCATCTCTAATACCTTGAGCAAGCCGTAGTGCTTTATTTTTTTCTTTCATGCCGGATTGATGCATACCAGCCTGACGAAACATCTTAGCACTAGATTCCTCTAATGATCCCCAAGCACCAGATTTAACTAAAGATTCTAAAAGTTCTCTGAGTATTTTCATATTTTACCTCAGAGATATTTATAATATCAAATTTTTATTATGGTTGGTTTTATATTTAAATTCTTCTTCGGAAATGGACAAAAACTCTTCACAATTAAATTTATTGATTATTTCGTGATTTGGATTCTTTAAGACTTTATTTAAGTTTTTTGTACCACCGAGCATACCAATAAATTTCTTGTTTTTGAATATTTGACACAAATTTGGAGTTATATTTTTGATTTCTATATATTTACTTGAGTTATAATTTAAAATACCAGTTTCGTCGTTAATTTTTTTAATAATAGGTATGGGTTTTAATGTAAATATATCCTTTAAATATTTTTCCCAAAATATAAAATTTACAAGATTCACCCCCTGGATTATTTTATTTTTTTCATTATTGTTTATAGAATCGGAATTAGAAAATAACAACTTTAATTTTTTATAGTTTAAAATTGATAATTGATAATTATCAATATTTGAAAATACCGGATCAATTAACAATCTATTGGAAAAACCAATATCATTTATCAATTTAAAATCATTTTCCAATTCATTTAAATTTATATTTTCAATTTTAAATATATTTTGCTCTCCTACAAAACTCTTATAAAAGTTTTCCAGAGAAGAATAATCATAACTTTGTAAGTAATTTAATGTACTTCCTTTTTTGTGCATTGAAATGTCTAAATCTTTAGTTTCATATGAACACAAAAATTTACCATGAATTAACAGATCATATCTGTCAAAAATATCAGTGTTATTTTTTATTTGCTTTAGTGTATTATATACCGAATCATAAGTCGGAGGATTCCAATGTGTTGTAGTGGAACTCTTACCTATAGAGTAGTAAAAGTCATCATCTGGTTTTGGTTTTTTATAAAATACAGGATGATGTCTCATTTTCACTTCATTCGTGAAAGCTTCATAGCCCGGCGCTTCTTTGAACCCATCTTACGCCGACGACCAAACTTTGTATGTGTACCTTTGCGACTCATATTATCTCCTTAAATAAAACTTCTCTGATACCGTTCCTTGATGGTCTTACATTCAATCTTTGCAGCACCATCTTTATGCATCTTTCTTTGCTTGGTAATGACCTTTCCCATACCAATAGTTCTGCAGACCATTTGACGATGCTTTGAAATAAAGGCAGCCTGTCGTTCCATCATCAAATCGATTTCATCAATTTTGCGTTTAGCCATTATCGCTATCCTCTACTTCACTCTCAAACATTCCACACGGCATTCCATTTTCACTGTTCTTCCAGATATCAAGCTCCTTCTGGGGATAGCCGTTAGCCACAAACCATTCATGGAGTTGTGCCTGAGTCATATCCCGAATGTTCTCTGGAGCAGGCTTGGGAAAGCCGTATCGCCACCCAGTAGGAGGATCAATAAACATCACAGTTTTTTTCATAGTAATCCATTCTCCTGATCGAATTGTGCAATGCGATCTAGTGCTGCCATTTGTTCTTCTTTCTTAAAGCAATCCCAGCCCCGACGAGCTGCTTCACGATGCGGGTCTGCCATTGTTGGTAGATGATTGGCTTCGTTTCTACACACTTCTCGCCGTGCCTCATCCCGTTCAGCAGTAAGCCGAACAATGTCCCCGTAGGCTTGCTTCATGATGATCTGCTCCATCGTGGAGCCACTTCCACCATCAAGGTACGCTTGAATCATAGCTATTGTATTAGATGTCATTTTTCTTCACACTTTCGATTTGATTCACAAAATTCAGAACACGATTCATTTGATCTTCTGTGGGTTTTCCACCACATTCAGGAGAACGAGTAGCCCATATCCACACATTGTTGCTGCCAATGTCTCCTGTAATCTCACAGACATTGCGGCTCATGGCTTCTGCCATCTTGATCATACCAAACACTTCTTCATCGCCGCCTTCAATGTAAAAACGAAGAGTTCCAAACTTTTCTTTGACTTGAACAGCCTTCACATAAAAGTCTGGATTGGTCTTACGCTTCCATTCCACATGGGATTGAATGCAACGGCACAGATTGTCGATGATAAAATACCAACCATCACCATGACTGCATCCAAACCCCATGAGCGAATCCGTGACTGGTGCATCCCTATCTGCGAAGATCTCGGGATAGCGATTGTATAGGAGTTTTTCTAGGTCTGGGTGCATTTAAATCGCCTTGTTGCTTGCCCAATTCTTTGAAGCCTGTTCTGCGAGAGTATAACTGTTGTATGTTTTAGCATTTACTATGATATCATTTTCATAAAAATTCACAACATAAACAGGCATGTTGTGCTCTCCACTTAGCATGATTTCAATTTCAGATGACTTGTTCACTTTTGCTTTCGTTTCCATAATGCGCCGGCCTGGTGTTGCCCCAGTTTTAGACCGTTATAAGCGGCCCTGCGAAGCTGTCCGCCCCCGGCGCGTTGAGTAGATTATACTCTACTCATCGTGATTGTCAATAGGTGTTTCAAAAGAAATTTTACATTTCTTTTGAGTAACATGACCATTAGTGGTCTTGACGAGATAATTGGACTTTTGCCGATCATCGTCATGACCGAGGCGATAACCAAGTTCAGGAAGACCAGAACTCTTGAATGCCTCAAGAATCTGAATCAACTCCTGAGACTTGGCAACTGCCTCTTCTTCAGTCATATTAAGTGGGATGTCGATATAGAATCTGAACATTATTCTTCTTTCTTAGAATTTGCATAAATCAAAATCACACCAACAATAACAAATGTGTAGAAAAACATAACACCCATGAATTGTGGCCAAGATATGTAATTTTGTAATTGTTCTTCCATATCAACTCCAAGGTAAACGGGGCCAGACCCTCTCGAATCTGGCCCCGTCGAATCAATCAAGATTTAATCAGGCGATCTGGAACCGCGAACCGTCACGACGGAAGCGGTAGGTGCGCTGACCCGGGTGCGTGTCGCGCATGAAGTAGCGACCGCGAGAGTCAGTCACGATCTCCCAGTTGCCGTACTTTTCGACCATTTCACGAATGTCGCTGATGGTTGCACGGAGATTGGCAACGCCATACTTGTTGGCGGCCTCGGTGGGGCAAAGACCCCATCCACGGGCGAGATGATTGATGACCTGACGCTTCTTGCTAAGATTGTTGTTACGCATAACTTTAAAAATTCACTTTCCTTACGATGCACTCTTCAAACAAATCGGCGAAACTGAGTGCTTGTTTCCCGATTACTATGCAAGTATTGTAGCAGTTCGTTTCCGTTCTGTCAATACCCTGAGAAAAACTTTCCTAAGATTGTTTTTCTCAATGCCTCCTGTAGGGATCGAACCTACGACCAATTGATTAAAAGTCAATTGCTCTACCAGCTGAGCTAAGGAGGCAAATCCGGGAGGCGATCTCCGTTTACGCCAAGGTTTTATTCATGATCCACTCAACCTTAAACGATGGATTCACGGCCCCGGTGGGTCGGGTACACACCTCATATAATATGCAATTAAAAAGAACTAATTTGTTCTTCTTATTACACTATTATTATAACAGATCAGGGGGTGGTTGTCAATACCCACCACTGAGGAATCTTATTATTCTTCCATCTGGCAAACCTTGCCTTTGCACCAATGTAATAGGCACGATATGCCTCAACTGCGTCAGTATTCTTGTAAATATCTGGCATTGCTTGTGCAAACGGCGTAAGAGGACCAATTGGAAGCCCAAGTGGTCTTTTCTCTTGTAACCAAGTCAATAGATTATATGAAGTATGAATCTTACCATAACGAGATGTGTATTCGTGACACATTTCAATGGCATGATTTGCCAACCAATCATAATTTGAAGTTGTATGTCGTGTCCAAATTGTGCAAGGATGATTGATCATCGTGGATCGATAAATGAAACCATCTGTGATTGGATTAGGATGAATGTAGGTTGTATATTTCCTACCACCCTTTCCCAATTTAGTCGATACTGTGCCATCCAAGTAACGATGTGCAGTTGAGAGTAATTGAGCACTCTCAAGAATCATTTTAACTACATGCTTGTCACATAGATCCCGTGCAGCAATCCTTGGATCATTATCTAAAACAAAAATATTCATAGAAATGTTTTTGGAATCAAACCGGTCTTTTCCCACATCTCACGAGTTTTCTTCTTTGCGTCCTTACGCATTTCAAGGCTCTTATTACGATCTCTGATGATACGCTTACGATGCTTTCGCTTTACGATTCTTCCTGACTTATTCATTTTATACTCCAAAAATATTATTAATTTGATTATTCACACGAACAAAAGTAGTACGCTTTGGTAGATGCTTGATACGATTTGCACCAACATAGGTACAAGCAGATCTCAACCCACCTAGAATTTCTCCCATCACTGCGTAGACACTTCCCTTGTATGGTACACGAACGAGTTTCCCTTCGCTAGCCCGATGGGATGCTACGCCACCAAAATGCTTTGTCATGGCAAACTCCGACGACATGCCATAAAAAGTTTTATGAGTCAGAACACCATTTTCATAGATTGGTGTTCCTGTTGACTCATCGGTGCCAGATAACATCCCACCGAGCATAACGAAGTCAGCGCCGCCTCCGAAGGATTTTACAACATCACCGGGACAGGTGCACCCGCCATCCGCCATGATATGACCGCCCAGACCATGCGCTGCATCGGCGCACTCCATTACTGCCGAGAGTTGAGGATAACCCACTCCCGTCATTTTCCGAGTGGTGCATACGCTTCCTGGGCCGATTCCAACCTTTACTATATCCGCGCCGGATAGGATCAGTGCTTCCGTCATTTCCGCCGTTACCACATTCCCTGCGATTAGTATTGCATTCTTCCATTTTTGTCTAGTTTCCTTTACTAAATCAACAAACACTTCCGTATAACCATTTGCTACATCTAGGCAAATGAACGGAATATCATCCGTATAAAAATCCTGTAAATTTTCCCTACTTGCTTCATCTAACCCACAAGTCAGTGCGATATATTCTTTATTTAGAATTTGATCATATTCGCCCTTTGTGATGAACTTGTGCATGCAAGTAATTGCTTTGAATGGACTTAGAGAATTGGCCATTAGTGGCACACCAATAGTATCCATATTTGCAGCAACAATAGGAACTCCTGTCCAAGTTCTCTTGCTGTGTAGAAATGTAAATGTTCTATTTAGATCTACTTCTGCTCTCGATGTTAATTTAGAACGCTTTGGTCGAATCAATACATCAGAATAATCAAGTTTCATTTCCATTAGATTTCTTTCCACCACTCTTACCACCCATATGATTTTCAATATGAAGTTGTAGAGATTTCATCTTCTTTGCTAGTGTCTTTCGATCTGCTTTGTCGAGAAGATACTGTTCATAAGTATACACTGCCTGCGTTGCAAGTTCAATTAGTTCGATAATATAATCATTATCATATGCGTTTGCTTTAGTTTTCCCGAACAATGTCGATTTCCTCAATGTTTTCAAAAAGATTCATTTGACCGCTAGATGCATCCTGCTTTAGATTTTTCAAAAATGTTGCAGCCTGAAATAGAGACTCTTGTAGTTCCAAGATTGCACCTTCGTCATAAACTTCAACGCTTTCCTTGCAGTCCCAACCAGTTAGATGAATTCCAAGTTTACCTTCTGAATTTTCACGGATAGTGATATATGGATTCTCCTTTTCATTTTCAAAAATTTCAGGGATGAATTGAATATTACCGTTCAAAAAGTCATCAGCAGTGCTCACAATATTGATGTTCATGGTTTTTTAATTTCCTTATTCTTTTCTAATTCTGTCTTAGATTGTGTCAAGTCTTCCGGAGTGTAAAAATTTATAATACTTTCCAAATAGAAACTCTTCCATTCCTTGTCTAGTATATCATAAACGGGAACTATATCAAGTCTCGTATTATAAGAAAATATTTCATTCAGATAAGATTGATATTTTTTTGGTAAAGCAAACGGAGATAGAGTGCAGTACAGACTTCTAAATCTACCATCAGATACTTTTCTAAAGTATACTTTACAAATACCCTGAGACAAGTATTTTAAAATATCTTCTCGATTTATTTCTCCGCCTGCTAGCATTATTCATCTCCAGGCATATCTTGTGGTAGATTAAATTTCTTTCTTAGTGCTTTTAATACTTTTTTTGCTTCTTTGCGATCTTCACCATATTTAAAATTATATTCTTGCCAGTTATGGGATTCTTTGAGGCTTTCCCTATATGTCTTTAAATTATCCCGAACTGCATTTGAGTGTTTGGTTCCACTTGTATTATTTCCATCTCTGGAAGCATCTATTCCAGTCTCTAACCAATTATTTGTATTTAGCCATCCTTGATTGTGTGCGTGTGCTAATGCTTCCAATTGTTTATCTTTTGATAGACCACGATATACTTTACTTTTATTCATTAAATAACCATGATTCGCAATAGTAATTCCTGCCAAGAATTGTTCTTGTTTCTTTGGATCTGCTCTATATGCTGCCCTTGCATCCGGGGTATGACCAGGATCTGGTACTTTTAGAATTCTAGCAGCATCTGTTTTAGCAGGAGCACCCAATTGATATCTGCCATCATAGTGATTGCCGCTACCCCCAGCGATATTATATCTTCCACTAGATTCTATTTCTCCAAGGGTTGAACGATACACATCCCATGTTCCTTGATCGTGACCTAAATGCTTTTTCACCAAATCATATGGAACCTCGTGTTCTGAATGTTGGGTGCCGGCCGGTGCATCGGGTGTTATGGTTGTTTGAGTTCTCATCTGTCCATCTGGATTTTGATTTCTCGGATGAACAGTTGGTGTCTGAGCAGTTTGATGTTGTACAGAGGGCGTTACTGTACTTTTAATATGACTACCAATAGAAGTGCCAATTTCTTTAGCGGCCAAAAAAGTTCCTGTAGCTGCGGCCAAACCAAGTCCTGCATCTGCTATTTTTTTCGCCATACTCTTTGGTTTTCTGAATGTAAGATTATATTCATTCAAAGATAATGATGTATCTTTTGATTGACTCATGTAGTCATTCATTCTATCAAGATACCCTGAATTACGCAACTCCTTGAATACTAGATTTTCGTAAGAGAATTCTCCAGACTTCTTCAAACCAGAAACTCTCATATTTTTAATTTTATCTTTTAGTCTTTGGAATGCAAATTCATCTGCACCGCTTGATATTAAAGTATCAATCTTATTTTTTAAATCATCTACTTTGTGCAAAAGATGTGGGTTATCGTAATCGACACGAACATGATGTGGATGTACTAACCATTCATCGTTCTGTAAACTATAAACTCCTTGATCTTTTTGATATGGATCATTTATGTCTTGAGCATATAGTTCAACATCATGTCCCTTTACTTGAACATGATGTATTTTGGACCATAGTTCTTTTTTATCTTTGAGATATTCATCTATTATATCTTTTGATGCCTTTAATTTATCTTTGTGAATAACAAAGTGAATATCAAGATCAGAATGTTCAGTGTAATTATAATTTGCATTTCCACCAACTAATATAATGTCTTCAATTATATCTAATGGTATTTTTGCAAACTCTTGCCAAAACTTTGCGACATAGAGTAAATGTTTTCTTATTTCTGGTTTTAGTTTATCATTCTCCCAAAATAAAGGATTTAACTCATCGTGGTATTGAAGAGTTAGAGATTCTGTTATGAATGAAGAGAACGATTTCATCTGTTACTTTGATAATAATTTAGATATTTTTATCTTTACCATTTCTTCTAATACACCAAGATCGTCTCCTCCTTGGATACGACCACGGCGCTTACCACGACCAGAATTTCTGCCACGACCCGTAATATTTCGTTGTTCTGCAGATTTAAGAGTTAACTTAGAAGAAACATTTCCAATATCGGTATCCACTGGTTCCGGTGTTGGCCTTGGTCTTGGTGGTACGGGTCTCGGATTTGGTCTTGGTGGTACGGGTCGCGGATTTGGTGGTGGGTTCGGATTTGGTCTTGGTGGGTTCGGATTTGGTCTTGGTGGGGTTGTTTCTGACGAATTAAATCCCCTTCTTTTTGATCTGATCGTTACAATTCCAAAATTTGGAAAATCTCTTTTTATATCCTGTGGGATAAATGCTCCCTTAGTACCGGGAGTGGCAGGTGACTCAGGACCCATATATTTAGTATCAAACACTGGCGGAACTCTAGATGTGCCGGGAGTTCCTGGTATTCTGGTTGATTGTTCTATTGGGGGAGTTCCTGGAGTTCCAGGCACAGAAACAGTCTTGAGTTGACCTGGAATCATTGTTGTTGTTCTTATTGGATTATCGATTGCTGCTTGAGCAGCCTTTGCTGTTGAAGAACCAGGAGCTGATCTTTGTAGTGCTTTTACTGCATCTCCAATGGTAATTGCATCAGTTCCCTGTTTTATGTTTCCGCTCGAATCTGTAACGGCTCTAACAGATTTTCCGGTATATGTTCCCGTTCCTTCAATAGAACTACCACTATGTTTTGGACCTGCAATTTCGCCCGTAATATCAAATTTACCAGGTCTTGGTGTTTCTGTTGTTTGTCTTACAGATGGACCTCGCACAGTTCTTGTGGTTGCTGGTGTTCCTGGTGTTCCTGCTTGTATAGTATCGGTGCGATATGTATCGGGGGTTCCAGCAGTAGCTGGTTTTTCTGGTCGTACCATTACTGTTTGTGCTTGTCTTTCTATTGCAGGAGTTCCTGGTTGGCCTGGAGAATATATTGGTGTCAAAATGCCAGCAATTGCGGCCGCAGTTCGAAGAGTTCCACGGGGTCTATTTACTATGGCCTTCTTTACAGATCCTGCGCCCCTTTTTAGAGCACCAACTCCTCTACGGATTCCTGCAGAAATATCAGATAAAGTAACTTCTTCTAATTGTCTTCTCTCAATTACATATTGTTTGAATGATTTCATCTTATTTTCTCTTTCTGTCTAGATTCAAAACAAGTCTATAGTCTGCCGCTGTTTCATCGGGATCATCATCTCTAGGATATGCAGGAGCGTAAATATATTTATCATGTGCCTTTGGATCGTATCTTCCCGATAAATCAATCTTTTTTGTTCTAAAATAAGAAGGAAGTGGAAGATGTGGAAGTTTTGTAATTCTACTCAATCTATCCTTATCCATTCCAAAACTTTTTAGAAGTTTTTTTGCAACACGAATATGATCATAACCCCCCGATACTGAATCGTGTGCTTCTTCATAATTCATCTTTTGGAATTCTGTTATAGGAGTAGGAAGCATTGGATGGGTATGCAGTTCTATTGAAGGGCGCCAGCTGCCGATCCCGTGACTTATTCTCACATCGTGCATTTTTGCGAGTCTTTTCCAGATTGATCTTCCACCAAGAGATTGTTGATCTCCTGACGCTATAGGAGCGATATGTTTTGCAATCATGCTATAAACTTTCGGAACAAGGTTTCTAGTCTTTGCATTTTTCCCCCTATGGGATGGATGTACAGTCGGCTGATTGATATTAATATGCCCGTCAATATATCCATCCTCTTCTATGGGAAATTCACCAATGTGTTTTCCTTTATGCGAAACACCGACTATCTCGTTGTAGGGATCGGTATAGTGATGCACTTCATATGGTCCTATTTTTCCCAATAATTTTTTTTTCATTGAGCCAGGTTTTAAACCAAGTGCTTCCTCTGGTGTTGACCAAGGTTTAGAACCTTTATTCGCACTAAAGAACATTGGTGCTTCTAGAATATATTGTTTAAATGATTTTGGCATATTAGGAACCAGAAGGTAGTTAAGTGTGTCTTAATCCATGAGTATCTTCGGCATGTCCAATTGCTAACATCATTCTCTTTGTGTATTGTTTTTCATATTGCTTTGCATATCTCTTTCCTATTTTACTTTGATACTTTGGATCTAATGTTGGTTCTGCCACGCGGATAGCAGATAAAATTTGAGATCTAGTTTTTTGAATTACATCATCATGTGTTGCATTTGGATTTTCTGAAGAAATCTTTTTAAATACAGAAGGATAGGAATGAAAAATATGAAATCCATGCTCAATTGCTCTTGCATTTCTTTCAACATCTAAATTATAATAATCCAGACCCATTTCTCTTCGTGTTGGGTTTCTTTTAGTAAGGTAAGAGTCTAATTCGGAAAGTCTGGTCTTTTCTTGTGGTGTTAAGTCTCGACCTAGGGATCTTGGAATATCTCTTAAATATTGTTGATGCATATGCCTATAGGTTAGAGGACCTCCTGACATTCTCGTTCCACCAGTATCTGGATCCACTCTACCTGCTTCTTGCTGTCTGGCACCTTGCCAAGAATGCCCTAGTTCGTGTGCAGTATGAGTAACAGCCTGCGGTTGTCCTAGAGCAGCGAGTGCAGGAGTATTACCAGTAGTAAATAATCGCAGGAGATGATGTCCGGGATATTGATGATGTCCTGAGGCAATACCCAATGCTGCTAGTTTACTTGGATCTTCGCTTGGTGTTGCAGTAAATCGAATAGGATGCTGTCCAAAACCAGGAACTACATGATCATAACTAGTACGACCAATTTCTCTAGCAAAGGCATCATTCTGATAACCATCAAAAGATGCTTTCGCTATTTCCTGTGTCTTGGCAATCACACCCTTGAGTTGATCCAAATAAGATTCTGTTAAAATTTTTTCGTTGATGAAGTTTTTGAATGATATAAGCATGGAAGTATTTATCTTATGCATCTAGTAAACCAAACAAATGTTTTCTGTGTTCGTCGTATGTGTGAATTTTCGGTCTAACACCTTCAAACCCTGCAAGAACACCATAATCGGGAAATTCTTTTTGAAGTTTGTCTAGTGCGTCAAGTTTATGATTGATATCTTGTTTATACCTGACTCTTTCGCGTGGAGATCCGGTCCTCAGTTCTATTGGACTAGGACCATATCCATCCGGAGTAAGTACAAGGACAACTTTATTGTCGTGGTCTGCTCTTCCCCACGCAATTGCATCCTTTTTTTCTGAACTATCTAAAAATGTATGATCGTCCAGTCCCCCTCTACCCCTAAAGTAAAGGTGTGGGAATACATTTGGATGTGTTTTGTATCCAGTCTGGTGAATAACTTCAAACATCCGTTTAGAATCATGCATATGCATGGCCCACAAGGAATTATTATCATAGGATAAAACTTCTATCAAATATTGGTTAAAGGAGAGCATGAAGTTATTTATTTCACAATCAAATTACCATTCCAAATTTTTAATTTAGACCCAGGAAAGAACTCCTGTAATAGAGCAAGAAGTTCTTTTTCTTTATCCTTTGACATCTTCACAGGTTTCTTGTC